TTTATAACACCACCTGATTTAGAACGAGCAGCTGCATCCAAACCCCACTGTACGTTAGGGTGGTCACCTCTCTTAGAAAGAGGGGTACCGAAGTGTGCCATTAGTTGACCTAGCTTAGCTAGCTTGTCCCAGTCGAAGTCCTTCTTCGCTGCACCTGTACCTGTACCTGTACCTATACCTATACCTGTACCTGTGCCTGTGCCTGTACCTGTGCCTGTACCTGTGCCTGTGCCTGTACCTGTACCTGTACCTGTGCCTGTGCCTGTACCTGTTTTATCAGTGGGTATAGTATTACTACTACCAGTAGTATTGGTAGGTGGTGGTTGTTCACCCGACTGTTCCTCATAAACCTTGTTACCTAATTTATTAATATAATAAACACCAACAATATCCCTAAGAAGCTTAGCCTTTTGAAGACCTGTAGGGTTATTAATGGGGTAAGAACTGTTATAACGGTTTCTAAAAGGACGTGTGACTTTCTTAGTAATTTCTTTAACCTTTTTAAGTTTTCTTGCAACAAATGCAGCAAGTAGTGAAGCAGTTACAGTTGCTGGATTATCCTGCCAATACTTTATTGCATCGGCACGTAGGGCTGGGTCAGTTATAGTATCAATAACTTTACCTATGTCAGAAGAAGGATTCAAGAAATCAACTACGTCACCTACTACAGGCACCTCTTGAACCCTATCCATAATAAGATTGACACCTTGCCCTAGTGTAGCTGTTTCTTTAAATCTGTTCAAATCTGTGACACTCATAGGAGTTCCATCTGGATTCTTAAATATTGTATTTGTAAATTGTTCTGTATAATTAGGTGTTGTATTATTTTGAGGTGTGCTGTTAATAATTGGAAAACGTCCAACTGTACCAGCTGGCCCACTATTGTCATTCATTTCTGAAAAAAGTCCGTGGTTAAGTTTTCTATTGGCATTATTAACTCTCTCATCAAATTGATAATCACCAAACTGATTAGTAGTTTTTAAAGGAGCACCAAAGTCATCAGTGTCAGGGTAACCAAGCCCAGGCTCTAAGTAACTACGTTGAACCCCCTCCCCTTGTTTATATGACTTACCAATTGTAGGTGTGTTGGATACAGGAATCGCAAGGGGCCTGTCGCCTACTGCCCAAGTACCGCCAAGGGAAGAACATGTTTGTGCGTTTCCCGGTATTAAGTTACCACTTGAATTATAACAGGGCATTATATACTCCTCCTAAAATCTAATTGGTCCTAGAGGCGAAGGGCCTGTAGGTATAGTGGCACACGTAGTACCGTTCCATTTAGTATCTATAGGGCAGTCAGGCACTGATTGAAATAAACCACCTGGTCCCCTAATTCCAGGTGTTACAGTAGGTGTATCACCAGGTAACGAGCCATATGCAGGTCCCTGTTGTGAACTGGCTTGGCTCAGTTCCGTTCCCATTTCTCTAGCATAACCCATAGCTTGTTCATCCTGACCCATAGCGTAGTTAGCAGACAGCATGCCTTGAATCTCAGGCATCTGTGACATTTTAATTGCTTCCTCTGGTCCTACTCCGAAGGTATTCATTATTTCTTTTATTAATTCTATATTCATTTTATTATATTCCTTTTAAATTATATTACCAAAAGCCTGCAGCAGCTGAGGCTGCGTCTGATTCGTCTGTGCCATCATCAAACCCACCAAAACTAAAACCATCCACTTCATTGAGAGCCATGTCATCCTTATCCGCATTACTCATTCCACCCCAAGATTTAAGGTCTGTATTGTCACCAAACAATGAAGAGAAGTAATCAGAACCCCATCCAGTATATGGAGAATATGTATTTGTGTCTACATAATTACCGCCACCCAAGGAACTATTAATATAACCCTCTCTGTAATGGTCCTTAGCTACTTCCCGAGCCTCTTCTGTATTGTTCCAATCATAATAATTAGCACCGCCTGGTAATACATCAGCCACATTCTGTGGTACTAAAGGTGCCTGTGTTGCAGCTCTAGCAATGTATGGATTTGTTGGTCCAGTAGAACCCCATAAGTTGTATGCGTTCTGTGATGTGTCACCTAGGTTTGCACCATATGTGTACCCACCAGGTTGCTGTCCAAATGCTTGGTTAAATATATTATTCATGCCTATAGTCCTTTTATTCCTGCCAATAATTGTACAAATTCACCTGCTTTACCTAGACCACTTTGTCCTGGAGTAGTTGAAGTACCTGCACCACCCAATAGACCCTGTGTTTGACCAAGCTGACTAAGGTATTGGTTAAGCTTATCAGCTGGCAATTTCTGGTAGAAGTCGTGCTGTGCCATAGAATCATTAATAAGTGCCTGTTCTCTAGCTTGTTGTTCTGCACCAACTGCATTAAGAGCATCATATGGTTTAAACCCTGAGTCCATAATACTACCTGTCATACCTAATGTATTAGCTTGATGTGTAAGTCCTTGTCCATAAGCGTTACCATAAATATTTGCTGTTGCGTCAATGGCATTCTGGTTAGCAGCACCTAGAGCATTACCTTCTGCAATACCTTGTCTACCACCACCATAACCACCTGACATAATAGAGCCACCTCTGATGTTAGAGAACTGTTGCCCTAACCCTGAGTAAGCGTCTCTAGCAGCAGCCTGTGCCATGCCTTGTACATATGGGTTGTTAGCCACATCGAGAACCTGACTACCTGTGCCATACTGATATGCACCCATTGCTGAGTTCATCATCTCAGGAGCACCTTTCGTTGCAAAGTCACGAATGCCTTGCTGTGATGTCAGCTGGTCAGCAGTAAAGTCCGCCTGTGTTTGACCACCATAATACTCTGGTGTAAAGTTCTCATACAGATTCTTCGCTTCTGCATATCCTTGTTTTAAGTAAGGTTGAGCTGCTGCCCACGGCTCGTTCTTTGTTGTTTCGCTTCCGCCACCACCCATTATACTATCTCCTTATAGAACACAACATGTTGTTCTTTATAATTATTATCTTTGAGTAAATTTCTCCAGCCTTTTCTACCGTGAAATTCAATACCTCTGCAGTTGTTTGCCTTAGCATACTCAACCATTCTTTCGTTACCTTCATCCTGCCATTCCTTAAAATCATTACCTGCTAGCAGAAGTATTAATAAGTTCTTCTTCCTAGGGTATGTTAATATCTGTGTTATGCATACACCATTAAGTATTCCTGAGTGGGTACTAATCCATAACTGCATGTCCTGTTCTTTACACGCTAGTTTAATATCTTCCGTTGTAAACCCTGATACACTATACTTAAGGGCTCTCTCTGTAAACCTATCAAAACTACTGTTCCAATATTTGTCTATGTTTTTAGAGACTATTCCTGTAATCAAAGCTTAGACCATCCAGTGCTTAAGTATATGTATAAACCCTCACCACCACCCTCAACAGGCTCCCAGTCAGTCCCATCTGCATATCTTATATTGCCTTGTCTAGGCTTAGGAGGAGTAGCATGTATTACACTCAGGTTGCCATCAGAAATGTTATTAATTACTTCTGACATTCTGTTAAATTCTCTTGTTAAATAACTAGGTAAGTCTTTAGGGTCAGCAGGAGGAGCTTCCGGTACGTACCTTATACTCACGTGCCAGACCCCCTGTTACCACTAGGTGCCCAATGTAATTCTAAGTTATCAAGTGCCCAATGGTTACTGTCATTACTTCCAATAAATACACTTAAGTAATTCCCTGTTATTCTCACAGGCAATTCTGACTGCTCTCCTATTCTAAAATTATACAGAGGGCTCCAGGTAATTGATGAGCCTGGTGACATGGACTGTCCAATATAAATATCAACTGTTCCTGTACCACTAAACTTAGGTATAATTTTTTTAAGAGACTTAGTACCTGAGTAACCAAGATTCATAGAGTCTTTACGTACCCATGCCTTATAATCAGTGCCATCAAACGTGTACTCTGTACTGTCCACCTTAAATAATTTCTTGTCTACAGTGTCTACCATGAGAAGGAAAGTCTCTGCTGGATTGTAACCACGGTAATCCCATGTTGAACCATCAGAGTCCCATGTTTCCGTATCAGTCCAGTCAAGTATTCCTTGTGCTTCTGTAACAACACCCCATCCAATATGGTTTACATTGGGAATGTCTCTGGTTGTCCATGTATTGTTTTTCCAATTCCATATGAAAGCTTTGTCTGGAAGAGGTGCAATGTCAGCAACTGCGCCTGCATAATAACTAGCTGGGTGCTTATTATTACCACTAGAAACAATACAAATCCACATTTCATTGTTCCTATAGTCAGCAGTTACAAAGGTCTTACCTGTGTAGTCAGCATTCATGGAGTTAAATAACTCAGTACGCATTTGGTTGGTAATTACACTTTCTTTTGTCTGTCCATTATGTACGTACACATCATTAGTTGTAAGAACAAAATGCTTCTCATCAAAAGACTTGACACATCTCTGACCAAATACACCTGCGTCATTAAATATTTCATAGAACCTAAATATAGACTGACCACCTTCATAAGACATACCCCATACGGAGTCTTCTTTATAAATGATGTTAGCGTCTTTAAGAGGAAGTGCGTCTACTACCCAACCGTTAGTCTGACTCAGGTCTACATAGCCTGCGTCCTTATCAGCTAGAGCTGCGTTCCAAGTAGTGGGTACTGTACCTGGTTCTGCAGGGTGTGACCAGTGTACTCTATATGGGTATCTGTTAGCAGCCTCTGTTGTGTCGAGGGCTACTAAGAATTGCTTAAATGGACGAATAACAGAAGCCTTCATGCCAGTAGGCCAGTAGTCGAGGTCTTCACATATAGTAGAGCCAGTGCCAAACATTTGTGGTACGTCAATACCGTTGTTTAAAATAGCCACACCACCCAGTACACCACCATTCCACTTACCGTCTGTGGTTGCGTAGTCTGCATCTTCAGCAGCAGTTTGTCTAGTTATGTTTGTGTGGGTAGTGCCATCAACCTTATATATTTTTTCAAGGCCTGCATATATCCAGTAACTATCAGAAAGGGTATTAAAAGGCATTAACCAATAAGGTTCTACTGTAGTTGTAGAAGCAAATTCAGAGTACCCAATAGCTTTAGAAGTTTTGTCATTTAAGAAAGAAACATTAGTACCGTCTGACCACTTGTCATCTGGTAGTTCATAAGGACTAATGTCTTTGTTTATTCCATTTGGATTTAATACTTTAACCTGGTCTTTCAATTTAATTACCTTGCTGTGTTAATTTCATAACTCTTACGTTTGCTGATAAGCTTATGTCAGCCTCAGCAACAGCACTATAACAGGTTGTGACATCTGGTTGTGTCCAACTAATAGTCTGATTACTATCTGTTGCGTTAGCATATATACCTATACTATTTGTAAAATACCAATAAGATTGGTTTTGTAGGATAATAGAATTATCACCTGGGGATACAACAGCTGATACATGATGAGTCGGAAAAAATGAATCACAGTTATCGTGATTGCTTCCTGTATGTACAATTAAAATCTCACCGGGGGCTAGTGATGTAGAGTCAGACCCACTAGCTGAAACTTTACTAGCAACCCACTTGGCAGGGAGTACTAGCTGAGTTCTAAGAATAGGGTGGTCATTTTGTGCGCCTGTATATTGAATCTTATAGTTAGTAATGTCCGCCAGAGACTTAGAAACATATGACGTTCTAACGGACATCCAGCTGCCAGTACCTGTGTATGTTTGTGCGGTATTCATAACTGCACTTGTTTCACTTCCTACTGAAGGAGTGTAATAATGACTTAACAACGCACCACCATTAGAATCTGAACCATTAGTAATTCCAACTAAAGTGACATGTGCAGAGTTTGTAATAGTTGTAGGTAAACCACTAATACTTACGTCATCAGATAATGACAGCGTACCTGTGTTGTTTTGTTGGAAATTATGGTAACGCAAAAGCTTAGTATCTGGTGACGCGCCAGTACTAGTTGTAGTACCTGCAGGGTCTTCTGCTAAAGCCATAGTAACATTTAACGCTATTGTTCGACCTCCACCTGCTACAAATCCAAACATGCTAATTTGAGGCGGTTAAATTATAGGTAATAGAACAATATAGTTTAGTGCCATCTGATACACAGGACACCAAGTCTACTTTGCCTGCACCACTTGTTAGTGTTGGTTCACCACCAGGGAAATTAAAATCAGAGGTGAAGTTGAGGTCAAACGCACCTGTATTCTTAATGAGGAATGTATAGCAACCACCTGAAGAATGATTTATAGGGTGCAAAGCATCACTATCATTATTTACATTCACAATGAATACATTAGATAGTGATAAGTCTGCTTGCTCTGTGGCTTGGTTAACCGCTGTGTCAACCACTACAGAGCCTGAGTATTGTGCAGCAGCAAAGTCATGGACAACGCCTGTCTGCACAACGGTGTTAGTAGTCCACACATTTGTAGCATCAGCAGCTATACAATCAGTACTTGTTTTAAGATTTCCTAAAAGAGTACCACCCGATGTAGCACAGTAACCTACGTTAACAGTGCCTGCAAACTCAGGGTCAATTATGGGTGCACGAGTATCAAACTGTGTTTGAATTTGAGAGGTTACCGCTGGGTGCCAAGTACCAAGGGGGGTTCCGCCTGCCGTAGTCTCACATTCTATTTGTGTGTTGTCTGTTTTACTTCCAGCTACTTTACAGTAACCACCTAAATAATCAAGCTGCTCTGTTGTTGTATATAAACCATCGAGCTTATTAATGTCATCGTGTGTTGCTGTTACTGCATCTGTTATGTTTGGGAAGGTGGTTTTAATAGCACTCTTAATGTTACGTATGTGGTCATCACCTTGTGACTTAGGGTCTGTTCCTGCAGGGTTATTTACATCTAAGTCATCTATGTGTTCTACTGTTTCTAATGCCATGTTTATTTCCTATTTACTATTGATGAACCAAAATACATTCCTACTACTGATAGTATAGCGTGACCTAACCACTCAGGTGTTACAATGCCTTCTAGTGTTTTGTATTCTGTTATTGTGTTTGTGAAGTCTAAGAATAAGAACTTAAAGCCCTCAGTTACCTCGATGGGTACTGTAGTGTTCATACCAAACATAGGGGCCAATAGAATGAATGCAGCCATGCCCATAAAAGAAACTACAAGAAACCTACGAATCCAAGAAGCATTAGGATTTTTATATGCCCTAGCATTATTTACATTTAATTCTTGCTGTGTATGCAGTTGCATAAGCATCTCATTCTGTCTGGCTTTATCTTCACTAGACTGAGACCACATTCTCATAACAGCACCACCTATGGTACTCATTAACATTGTTACTACTTCTAAAGGTAATCCAAACATATTATATACTCCTGTATATTATACCATAATATTTATTATAAGGCTAAATTATAATCCAATTAACTGGGAAATTCCAAGGGTCAAATAGATATATTCTAGTCGCACCGTTAGTTAACTCTACCCATAACATTTACTCTAAATTATTAATTTCTTTAAAGTGTCCGAACTGTCTGGAACGAATCTCTTGTAGTAAGAGGTTCATATTCCTATTCTCAGTCTGTAACCCTTTTAAGCTTATCATAACTTCCGAATGTCTACTAGGCCAAGCATCCACAAGAATAGTGTTTCGGTCTGTCTGCTTCTGCATAGTAAACTGTCTAGCACTTAACTCACTCGCCCACCATACGGTAGTAACTGTTTGAGCAAAGATAGCTATGATGATTGCACCTGCTGCATTCTTAACCCAATCAGGTAAAGATGTTTCCTTAGTCCTGAGTACAGCTAAGTCAGACTTGATTAGTGCTAGTTGTGTCTCTAGTGATTCTACTCTATGTTCCATACTTAAATATCTACCTTATATAATGTATAGGCCTTAACATCTTTTTTGTTGAAGTGATTAACCTGCTCTGAGAACAGAGTAAACTCACCCGATAAGTACAAGCCTAGATACTTCTCTCTTTCAGTATAAACATAATATTCAAATACTTGATTATCGCTCTTCACACACATCTTCTCAGGGTCAAGGGTCATGTCGGCTATGTACACTTCACCATCTACAGGCTCAGTAACTTCAGTGAAAGTTGCAGCAGTATTGAAGAACATATTCACCCTATACTTAAAAGCCTGGAAAGGTGTCTGTTTAGGATTATCTTTAATGTCTCGTATTGTTTTAGCAATAAACTTAGTAGTAACACCTTTGCACCAAGCTTCACAGTTTTCCAATAAAGGGTGTTTTATGCTATTCAATTTAAAATAAGTGTAGGCTAATTCCACATCACCTTGTATCATAAAGTAATAATAACTTTTGTCACTTTGCTTACTAACACTCTTGTGAATATCATCTTTAAAAGTGTTCATACTAAATCTCCTTCTCCCTAAATTGAAAAGAAATACTACTATTAGCATCACAACCTGGGTGCTGATTTGTGTGCTGTGCTATAACTTGAAACCCTGCAGATGCTGTAGTAAATTCCAAAACAGTGCTAGTAGCTGGTATGCTGCCGTTACCATAACTAGAGATTACATTATAATCATCACCATCTGGGTCAGATTCAAATGTTGAACCTTCGCCAAAAGTTCCACCAGTAATGTAGTTCATATCAAGGTCATAGACCATTATTTTCTGTAGAATGTCTTGCACATAACCATATTGTCCAGCAAATTCTTGAGTTAAGAGTAGTACCTCGTAAGTTCCTATAGGGAAATCAGCTGCTGAGTATGTAACTGCATAAGAATTAACTGTTGAAGATTCTTGTAGGACAGGGACGTTTTTGGTAGTTAAAGCGGATTCAGCGTATGTGTATGTCCAGATACTAGTGTCGTTGTGTATAACCTCCTTTATTTCGGTGCTACCAAAAACAACCTTATCTATTGAACTGAAGTCTATAGTCTGAGTTGTCATAATATCATTAAGTAGTTATAGTAAGGACTGTACCATCTACACCATAAGTTGCCGCTGCTGGTCCAGTAGCTCCAGTAGCTCCAGTAGCTCCTGTAGCTCCAGTAGCTCCAGTAGCTCCAGTAGCTCCAGTAGGTATCCCTAATGAAAGAACTCCAGTGCTTGACGCATAAGAAGAGGTAGAGCTTCCGCCTACAGCAACTGTGGTAGTGTCAGTAGTTAATGTTGTCAGCTCATCTCTATAACCTTCAGCTAAATCTCTTGCAGAGTTAGTAGCAACGACATCTGCAGCAGTGTCTATAGTATCTTGGTTTGTAAGTACTACATCTGCAGCAGTATTAAGAGTATCCTGGTTTGTAATTACTACATCTAAAGCAGTATCAAGAGTATCCTGGTTTGTAAGTATTACATCTGCAGCAGTCAAGACTACATCTGCATTAGTTAAGACTACATCTGCATTAGTAGCAACGACATCTGCATTAGTTAAGACTACATCTGCATTAGTTAAGACTACATCTGCATTAGTAGCAACGACATCTGCATTAGTTAAGACTACATCTGCATTTGTAGCTGCTAAATCTGCAACAGTTCCTGCTAGAGCAGCGTTAGCCAATCCTGCACTGTTTGCTGCTGATGTTGCGTGGTCCTCAGCTGAGGTAGTAGCTGTTATGTTGTCTATAGTACTTGAAAAGAAACCTGTATCCTTAGACATTAGTAAACTCCTGAAGTAGTTCTAATACCAATCTCAGCACCTGAATACTCTGAGTTATCTGCCATAGACTGTAGTGTCCTCATTGCTTCCTTGAATGCTGTCTGCCATATGACAATACGTTCATCGTCCTTTAGATAGGGCTGAGCCTCTAATAGAGCCCCATATAATAATAAGTCAGGGGCATTGCTAGTAAACCAACTTGAGCCATCTGTATCCTCAGTTATGGAGCCCTGGTCAGCATAGTAGTATAACTCTACTGTAACTTCTGTTTCAGGTGTAGGATGTAATATTAAATCACCACCTCGTCTTGCAAAGGTAGTGGGTGTTCCTTTCTCTAATGTTTTAGGTTGGTTCCTATAACCCACCCTACGGAGTGGTACGTCATTAGCTGCTTTGATTGTTGCTGCTCTCATCTCTAAGAAGTTAGCAGGTAGTGAGACTATGTTATTAGTTGTTGTTAACTCAACTACATTCTCCATAGAAGGGATACGAAGCTCCCTATAAATTCTTAACTCAGCAAGTCTAATGAAGTCTGGTATTCTTCCTGATAAATCACTACGGTCTAGCCAGTCAGCTACCGCAATTTTTATTTCTGAATAGGTACTTAGTGCCATTTATAGTTTTCCTCTTGTTGTTCTAAAGGGTAAATTTTCCGGGTCATTTAACCAATGCTTCATTCTTTCTTTGTTTCCCCATACACCTTCTCTCATCATAGTCTCAACTACAATGAGGGGTATACGAGCAACTCTGTGTTGACCTGTCGAGTCACCTTGGTACTGGCTTTTGCCACTACGTCCAGAGTCTAGTCGTAACTGACCGTTGCCAGTTATGATGCTGCTTACTGCAGTCTTGTCCTGTTCAGAGGTTATTATTATTGAACCATCTGAATCTTGGGTAATTTGGGTGTTTATTATTGACATAATATAGTATAACCCCCACAGTTAAGCAGGGGTTAAATTAACTACTTAAGCAGTAGTAATCTTAGCGTTAGCCGCTTCGTTACCACAGCGTAAGCCATACTCAACTACAAGCATCTTCTTATCAGAGTCACCATCTTTAGCGATGTCTACTGTCTGGAAGTCACGTAAGTAGTCTACTGACCACATATCGTTGTCCAACATAAGAGCTGTGTCAGCAGGTAAGTATCTGTCCAACACTACGTTGAAAGTACCAAAGTCCGACACGTAAACATCAACAGCGTTGTAGACTGACTTGTTGTCGTCCACTACTGATTGTGTCTGTTCAGCACGGCCTGTCATACTAGTGATTAACTTCTTATCAGTAGCACCTACCAATAAAGTAGATGGAGTACCACCAGCATCCCAACATGCCTCAGCTGCATCTAAGATGTCAGAGTCATTGAAAACACCTGCATTATCTGCCACCGCTACTGCATTAGTAGCAATGAAACCTGCAGCGCCTGTCGTTTTACGTCCTGCCTCAGAACCCGATGTTGTAACCTCAGCTGCACCTGTTTGTGTACCAAGTAAAGTTTTCTCCATATCACGCTTAAGCTCTTTAGAAGCCTTAGCTAACTGGTATGCCATCTCTGACTTCTTACCTGCTGCATCTACTGCTTCACCAGAACCGGTAACGTCCACAACCTTCTTAGAGATTTGTGTATAATTACTTTCACGTGTTGTATTATTCACTGTAGCGTCACCTGCTGCTGCACCTTCAAGCTGTGCGTTAGTTCCAACTGCTGCTGCTAGTGCATCTGTCTGCCACTCAAAGTGAGTGCTCTTTACCGAACCTTTCTTCGCGATTGAAGATAGGAACGGAGTTTCTGTAGGTGAGATGTCATAGATTACATTACTCAGGTCTTCTCTAATACCTACTCTTGTTGCGTTTTGTGGGCCTGCTGCCATATTATTATATCCTTATATATATTATTGTTTCGACTTACTTCATAGCAAGTCGTAAAAAACGGAAGCGGCATCATCTGTGTTGCCTGACTTCCTTAACCTTGCACGCTTCTTCTGGTTTACTTCTGAAGCTGCCTCAGCTTTGACTTTTCCTCTTCCAGACTTCTGTACCTTCGGGACTTTTTTAACGGCCTTCTTCTTAGGGGAAACCTTCTTGGTAAGCCTATCAAACTCCATTGCCTTCTTAAGAATAAGAACACTACGGTGGTCTGACAATTGCTCAACCTCTTCCGGTAAGAACCCCACCTTAGAAGCGTAGTCTCTGACATCTGTCTTGACTGTGCTGCCTTCTTTAGCCCACTCAGGTAATGCCTCAACCAGCTTGGCGTACTCGTTCTGTACATATGCACTACGTGCTACCATCTGTGATTGGGCTTGCTGTCTGTGAACAATCTGTTGTTGTTGTTCAGCGTTGGCAATTTTATCCTGAGCATCTCGGTACTCATCTTTCTTCATCATGTAAGCATATGGGTCTTCCTCTTTCAAGGTGTTCCAGTCCACTTCATCAAATGCTGTAAGCTTGGCTTCCTGCTGCTCTCGCAACATCTCTAAACCATTTGCGTACATTTGTCTCTCTTGCTCTAACTTAATACGTTCTTCCTGAACTGATTCATTCTGTTTACGTTGTTCAGCTATTGC